GTACCAGGCAAGGAAGATGGTACAGGTGCAGGGGGAACAGATAGAGCATAAGAGCGTGGCGGAGTATTTGGCAGAGAGGTATAAGATTGGAGTGGATGCCAGTGGACAAAATGACAAGAGAACGGCTAATAGCTTATAGGAGCAATAAGGCAGAAATACTTGAACTTGAATATGTGCTTGAAAACCGATGGAAAAGTGACACGATGATTGGAAACGATGTGGTGTTTGATTATAGTAAAGGATATCCGATGCCGCAGACCGTAGTAGGGTTTGACCAGAAAAAGTATGAGCGATTGCAGGAGAGGGATTTAAACCGGAAGAAATGGCTGGAAAAGGAATGTGAAGAGATAGAGGAGTTTGTTGAAGGGATACCAGATAGCATCACACGGAGAATATTCAGGATATATTTCATTGATGGTAGAAAACCTGTTAAGCAAAAAGACGTTGCAAAGAAAGTACATATGGACAGGAGTAGAGTAAGTAGACGAATTGACGATTATTTGAAAAACGCACACAAAGCACACAACGCACATTTATAATAATACTTGAGCCGAAAGGTTGAAACCGAACGGCTAGCCCTCATAAATCGAAACCACAGAAAATGCCCCGTAGAAAATACGGGGCGTTTTTGCGGCTGTAAGAATAATACCCACGAGTATTTATCGAAAGAAAGAGGGTTGTACATGAACAGTTTTATAAGCTGGATTGGCGGGAAAAAGCTGCTAAAGAGGAAAATCATCGAGCAGTTTCCGAAAGATATCAGCCGATACATTGAAGTGTTCGGAGGAGCTGGATGGGTACTGTTCGACAAAGAAAAACATGCCGACATGGAGGTATATAACGATACCAATGGGAATCTGGTAAACCTGTTCCGTTGCGTGAAATACCATCCGGAGGCTTTGCAAAAGGAACTGGACTGGATATTAGTATCCAGAGAACAATTTTTCGATTGCATTTCCCAGATAGATGTAAAGGGAATGACGGACATACAGAGAGCTGCGCGGTTCTATTGTATGATTAAACTCAGTTTTGGTTCTGACTTGAGGTCGTTTGGTGTGCGACCAAGAGATATGCAGAAAACAATCGCTTATCTGCAACAGGTATCGAAACGACTGAGTAGAGTAGTAATTGAAAATGCCGACTTCGAGCGTCTTATCAGGACGTATGACAGGGAGTCAGCATTGTTTTATTGTGATCCGCCGTATTACGAAGCAGAGAAGTATTATTCAGAGCGATTCCAGCCGGAAGATCATGTAAGGTTGCATGATGCGCTATCCAGAATCAAGGGAAGATTCATTCTGTCTTACAATGACTGTCCGAGAATCCGGGAATTGTATGCGGGATATGATCTGATAGAAGTAGAACGGCAGGACAATCTTGTAGCGAAAACTAACCCACGTCGTTACAAGGAGATAATTATAAAGAACTATTGACTTCTCGTGGGTATTATTATAAAAAGCCAGAATTGAAGAGGTGAGCAAGGTGGCAAATAGATACCGCCCCGATCGAGATGGTTCGCACCGGGGAGCATTCGAGAAGAATAGGAAGAAGATCTATGCAACGCAGACTGTGTGTGGGATATGCGGGAAGCCTGTAGACTTTTCAATTAAGTATCCTCATCCTTTGAGTCCGTGTATTGATCATATAATTCCGATCGCGAAAGGCGGGCACCCATCCGATCTAGATAACCTACAGCTTGCACACTGGACATGCAACCGGCAGAAGAGCGACAAGTTGACAAAGAGGCAAGAAGTTAGGGAAGAAACGATAAGCAACCGTGTGTTGCCTCACACTTTTGACTGGAAAAATTTCAAGGCAATGTCCAGATAGGGTGGGGGATACCTCCCCACATTGGTAAGTGGATGGTGTTCACGCCGTCACTGTGAAAAAAAACACACGCCAAGAAAAGGAGTATGAAAAATGGCAGATTATAAAGGGGTTGAATATCTGAAATCGAAGCTTGCGACGAAACGAAGTAGGGTAAATCTGAGATATAAATTCTATGAGATGAAAAACTACGTAAAAGATTTGGGAATTTCTACTCCGCCGAATTTGCGGGGATGGAAGTCGGCACTTGGATGGTGTGGGAAAGCAGTAGATTCATTATCCGATCGCTTAGTGTTTCGGGAATTTGAAAATGATAATTTTGACATCAACACCATATTCGCAATGAATAATCCAGACACATTTTTTGATAGTGCGGTCTTGTCTGCACTGATTGCATCGTGCTGCTTCGCGTATATATCTGAGGATAATGTAGGAAATCCACAACTGCAGGTGATTGATGGGGCAAATGCGACAGGGATCATAGATCCGATTACTGGGATGCTGACGGAAGGATATGCGGTGCTAAAAAGAGACCAGTATGGAAATGTAATCACGGATGCATATATGATAGCAGGAGCCACAGTTGTTTATGATAACGGAGAAACAGATGTCTATTATAATAGCGCACCATATCCTCTGCTTGTGCCGATTATCAATCGTCCGGACGCGGTAAGACCGTTCGGTCATAGTCGGATCAGTCGGGCATGTATGGATCTGGTTGGAGGGGCGATACGAACTGTAAAGCGTTCAGAAATATCCGCAGAGTTCTTTTCGTTTCCACAGAAGTGGGTAGTCGGTACCTCACCAGATCGAGAACCGATGGAGAAATGGAAAGCCGCCATGTCAGCCATGATTGAATTCACGAAGGATGAAGATGGTGACAGACCACAACTTGGACAGTTTTCACAACAGAGCATGGCTCCACACACGGAGCAGTTAAAAATGTTTGCAGCTTTGTTTGCAGCAGAAACCGGATTGACGATGGATGATCTCGGATTTGTAACAGACAATCCGTCCAGCGCAGAAGCCATTAAAGCAAGCCATGAAAACTTGAGATTGATCGCCAGAAAAGCACAGCGAACATTCGGAAGTGGGTTCCTGAATGTCGGATATCTAGCTGCATGCCTGAGAGATGATTTTCCTTATGAGCGGAAACAATTCTATCTGACGAAGCCAAAGTGGGAGCCGGTATTTGAGCCGGATTCAGCAATGCTAAGTTCGATCGGAGACGGTGCTGCCAAGATTAATCAGGCGGTGCCTGGATATTTCAATAAAGATAACCTGAGAGATCTGACAGGCATTGAAGCGAGTGGAATCGAAATTAAGGCAGAAAAGAAAAAAAAGTTCGACATATGAGATTACATCTGTTTTAGAGAAAAGGAGCAAGGGGCTGTTAACGTACAATACAACAATCAAGATGCTCACAAGGCTGGGAATGACAGAAGAAGAGGCGCGGCAGATTTTAGACGATCGAGATGCGCAGTGAAGGGGTGTAGCAAATGGAAGATATTGCGCCGAAGCTGCTAGAAGATATTCAAGCGGATTTTGACAGTATATTCGAGAAAAGCGAAAAAATAAAAAAGATTTATGAGAAAATAAGAGCCGGGACAGCGACTTACATAGATGCGAATGAATTCGCAATCGAAACTGGTGAGATACTATCCGGAGTGTTTCAGGCTCATTTGTCCTCGAACGTGTTGCCGGACGGTCGTATGTATTACAACATCGCGCAGAGGATTTTACAACCGACGCTGGAAAATAACTATAATCTTGTATCGGAAGCATCGATGGAAGTACAGGAACAAATTAATAAAGCAAATGGTATCGGTATCAAAGCGGTGAAACCCAAATTTAACCAAGACCGGATTGATGGAATTGTAGACGTTGTATCCGGCAAGTGGCAGTATGATGACATTGCTTATATGCTTGATGAGCCAATTGTGAATTTTGCGCAGTCAGTTGTAGACGCAACAGTGAAGGCAAATGCAGATTTCCAGTACAATGCAGGGATGAGTCCCAAAATACGTCGGACAGTAGCCGGAGGGTGTTGTGACTGGTGTGCCAAGCTTGCTGGAACATACAATTACGAAGACGTGAGCGATACGGGCAACCCGGTATTCCGAAGACATAAATATTGCAGATGCCTTGTAGAGTATGAGGAAGGCGGAGGAAAAGCACAGAACGTACATACTAAAAAATGGAGCGGTAGCAAAGATATAGAGCAACGGATTGAGAATTCGCAGCGATATGTAGATGATGCGAGGAAAGTAGAAAAGAGAAAGAGAAATGCAAGAAGAAATATGGCTCCTGAGAACAAGAAGAAAGCGGAGTATTATATCGAAAAAGCCAGAAGCATATCAAGTAAAGATTTGGATGGAATGAGACTTTCGGAACTCAAATCTCTTGCTGAAAGGACAGCAGTGGAATATTACAGTAGCGGATTATCCGGTATCAGTTTCGGAAAAGCCAATCTGGAAGAAGCAGCAGAAAAATTAGTCGATGCCGGAAGCCGCACATCTCTGAAAAAAGATATCTTGTCCATGCAAAAGAAATTAAGAGGATGGTGATCCAAATATCTCCCTTCGGGCAGTGGGGTGATATTGCCTATTGAAAGATATAGTTAAAAATGTAGGAGGGATGTCATGGCAGAAATAAGACTAGGAAGCCAGACACCCACTCAATCCGTTACTATTCCTTACAAGAAGACGCTTGGACAGGAAGCGGCTGACCTGTATGCGAAGACTGGAAATGAGCTTCTGGAATGGCAACAGTTGCTACAATGCGACATCATGGCCATAAATGAAGAGGGGATATGGGTACATCAAAAGTACGGATATTCCGTTCCGCGAAGGAATGGAAAGTCGGAAAATGTACTTGCAAGATGCTTGTGGGGGTTAAAGAACGGTGAACGAATTCTCTACACCGCTCACAGAGCAACGACATCCCATGCAGTATGGGAGCGGCTAAACCGGATGTGCGAAAAGGCGAACATTGCGATTGAGTCATCTTTTAAAGCGTTCGGAAAAGAGCATCTATATGCGCAAGGTGGTGCGGTTATCGAATTCCGTACGAGAACATCATCCGGAGGATTGGGAGAAGGATATGATCTGCTGATCATTGACGAAGCACAGGAATATACAGAAGCACAGGAGACAACGCTAAAATACATTGTCTCTGACAGCCGGAATCCGCAGACGATCATGCTTGGAACGCCACCTACAGTAGTATCTGCCGGAACTGTATTCGTAAAATACAGAGAAACGGTATTATCCGGTCGGGGATTTGACTCTGGCTGGGCGGAGTGGTCCGTACCACATCAGATGCCGGCGGATGATGTGGAGTCTTGGTATGAAACAAATCCATCTCTCGGAACTATCCTAACGGAAAGAAAGATCCGGGCAGAGATTACCACGGATGATATTGACTTCAATATTCAGCGTCTGGGACTTTGGCTACAATACAATCAGAAATCCGCGATCAGTCGGACAGAGTGGGAGGCGCTGAAGGCAAGTAGCAAGCCGAAACTTGAAGGTAAAATTTTCGTGGGTATCAAGTATGGACATGATGGACAGAATGTTGCGATGGCGGTCGCGGTCAAAACGAAAGACAAAAAAATATTCGTTGAAGCAATTGACTGCCGTCCGATTAGAGCCGGAAATACTTGGATTCTTGAATATCTATCCGCAATGAAGCCAGAGACGGTTGTTGTTGATGGGGCAAACGGGCAGCAGGTTCTTGCAGATGAAATGAAAGACGCTGGACTCAAAAAGCCGGAACTTCCAACAGTAAAGCAAATCATCACTGCGAATACTCTGTTTGAGCAGGAATTATCCGGAGGTGATATTACGCATATGAATCAGCCATCACTTACACAGGCGGTTAGTAACAGTAAAAAAAGGGCGATAGGATCTAATGGTGGATTCGGCTACCAGTCCATTAAGGAAGGCGTGGAGATTGCACTCTTGGATAGTGTTATTCTCGCTTGTTGGAAATGCGCTACGAGTAAGGAAAAGAAGAAACAAAAAGTAAGTTACTAAGAACACCTGAAAGGGTGTTTTTTGGTATACAAATTTACCGATACCACCGGGTTAAGTGGGGAAAGGAGCAACAAAATGGCATTTGAAGCAATTACAACACAGGAGCAGTTTGATGAAGCAATCAGGGAGAGGCTGAATCGCGAAAAAGAAAAGTATTCCGGTTTTGAGGAATACAAGGAAAAAGCAGAGGCTTATGATGGCTTAAAGGAAAAGAGCGACGGGTTTGAAGTTACGATCGCAGAACTCAATAAAGCAATTGATGGAGATGAAGAGACTCCGGGCTACAAAAAGCAGATTGAAGAGTTAAACGGAAAAGTGAAGAAATATGAAATCCATGAGCTTAAGACTAAGATTGCGAGAGAGTGTGGAATCCCATCTGAGTTGGCAGACCGTCTGACAGGGAAAGATGAAAAAGAATTAAAAGAAGACGCAGAATCTATGTCAAAGATTTTAAAAGCCGGAAGGAAACCACAGCCGCTTGCATCAGATGATCCTGACAAAATTGACAAGAAAAGAGCGGCCATGAAGAGTATGCTGGCCGGATTGAAAGGAGAAGATTAATTATGGCAACACCAAGAAACAATTTATTTGATCCAGAACTGGTGAAGGATCTCGTAACCAAAGTAAAAGGAAAATCATCTATCGCAAATCTTTCAGGGCAGGCACCAATCCCGTTTAATGGATTAAAAGAATTCATCTTTACGATGGATAAAGAAATCGACATTGTAGCTGAAAACGGAAAGAAAACAGAAGGTGGAATTTCTGTAGAGCCGGTGAAGATCGTACCGATTAAGTTTGAATACGGTGCGAGAGTATCCGATGAGTTTTTATATGCAACGGAAGAAGAGCAGATTGATATTCTAACAGCATTTAACAATGGCTTTGCAACAAAGGTAGCAACCGGATTTGACATGGCAGCATTCCACGGAATTAATCCGAGAACCAGAAGTGCATCTGATGTCGTGGGAGAAAACCATTTTGACGGAAAGGTAACGCAGAAGGTAACCTATGTAAAAGGGACACCAGATGTGAATCTGGATAGTGCAATTGCATTAGTGCAGGGTTCTGACGGCGATGTTTCTGGGATGGCATTTTCTACCGCATTCGGAGCAGACATGGCAACGGTAAAAGAAAACGGCGTTAGACAGTATCCGGAATTTCGTTTTGGCGCATCTCCGGAAAACCTCGGTGGAATGGGAGTGAGCGTAAACAAAACAGTATATAATGCAACCGGGAAAGATCACGCAATTGTGGGAGATTTCCAGAATGCGTTCAAATGGGGGGTTTCCAAGGAAATCCCAATGGAGATTATCAAATACGGCGATCCAGACAATTCAGGAAAGGATCTTAAGGGTTATAACCAGGTATATATCCGTGCTGAGATTTACATTGGATGGGGAATTTTGGTACCGGAATACTTCGCAAGGGTGGTAGAAGAGCAATGAAATATCGAAACACAGTGACAGGAGCTGTCATTGACGTAGAGTCAGAAGTAAGCGGCGGGGGCTGGGAGCGGATAGAGGGGCTCGAAAAGTCCCCTAGAGCACAGGCGAAAAAAACCGCGCAGAAGAAGAAAGAGAGTGAAGCAAATGAAACCATTCGCAACGCTGGAAGACGTGAATAACCTTTGGAGATCGCTGACAGAAGAGGAAACTGAAAGAGCGGATAAGTTGCTGGAAATTGTGTCTGATAGCCTGCGCTTCGAAGCAAAAAAAGTCGGAAAAGATTTGGATGCGATGATAGAAAAAGACGCTGTCCTAAATAGCGTGGCGAAATCGGTCGTAGTGGATGTGGTTGGGCGAACGCTAATGACATCGACAGACCAAGAACCATTGTCACAGGAATCACAGTCGGCACTAGGATATACGTGGAGCGGAACTTATCTTGTTCCGGGAGGCGGATTGTTTATTAAGAAATCTGAGCTTGCACGTTTAGGGCTGCGAAGGCAACGGTATGGGGTAATTGATTTTTATGGGAAAGATTAAAGGGATTTCAATAACTTTATATGAGAAAACGGAAATTGGAAGAGATGAATTCAATCATCCTGTATACAAAGAAATGCCAGTCAATGTTGAAAATGTGCTGGTGGCTCCGGCATCGGTGAGCGAGATTTTGAATACGCAGAATCTGACCGGAAAGAAGGCAGTTTATAATATGGCTATTCCAAAAGAGGATGAGCATAACTGGAAGGATTGTCGTGTGGATTTCTTCGGGGCTTCCTGGCGCGTAATCGGCTTTCCACAGCAGGGACTTAACGATAACATCCCTGGAGACTGGAATCAGAAGTGGATGGTGGAGCAGTATGAGTAATGTGAAAATCGTATTAAACCGTGCGGGAGTCCGGGAGTTGATGCAATCTCCGGAGATGCAGGATATATGTAAAAAAATTGCGAACAATGCATTGTCACGTTTGGGATCGGGCTATGAAGTATCAAGCATGGTCGGAAAAACCAGATGTAATTCTGAAGTGTCAGCAGTCTCGATTGAAGCAAGAAGAGAAAATATGAAAAGCAACACCATTTTGAAGGCGGTAAGCGGATCATGATTGAAAAGGTGATTATGGATTATCTGGAAGAACAGCTTGGAGTTCCGACAAGGCTTGAGGAGGAGAGCGGACTTCCGGAGGAATATTTATTAATCGAAAAAACTGGAGGAGGAATGGACAACCACATCAAGACGGCAGCCATTGCAATCCAGTCTTATTCTTCGTCGTTATATAAAGCAGCGAAACTTAATGAAAAGGTAAAAGAAACAATGGAAAACAGTATAGATCTGGACGATATCTGCAGGTGTGATCTGAACAGTGATTATAACTATACAGATACAAGCAGAAAAAAATACCGCTACCAGGCGGTGTTTGACATCGTTCACTATTGAAAGGAGAATGAGGATGTCAGATGCAAAAAATGTAAGTGCTGGAAAGCCGAAAATTGGAGGAGCAATTTTTCGCGCACCTGTTGGTACAGAGCTGCCCACAGACGCAACGACCGATTTGAACCAGGAATTCAAAGCGTTGGGGTACTGTTCGGATGATGGATTTACGAACACGAACAGTCCAGAGTCAGACAATGTGAAAGCATGGGGAGGAGATACTGTTCTAAATCTACAGACCAGCAAGGAAGATAAGTTTAAATTTAAACTTATCGAAATTTTAAACATCGAGGTTCTAAAGGCAGTATACGGAGATGAGAACGTATCCGGGACGCTTGAAGGAGGCATCACGATTAAGGCAAACAATAAAGAGATGGAAGCGTCATCCTGGGTTGTTGATCTGATTTTAAAAGGTGCGGTCAAGAGAGTTGTGATTCCGAGTGCAAGCGTGACAGAGGTATCAGATATTACCTACAAGGATGATGAGGCTGTTGGATATGAGACAACGATTTCAGCAACCCCGGACAAGAACGAAAATACCCATTATGAGTATATTAAGAAAATTGAAAAGTAACGGAGGATGTTATGATTACAGGAAAGACAGAAAGCGGATTTAGATACGAACTGGATGAAGAAACGCTCGATGACTACGAACTTCTTGAAATGCTGTGCGACATCGATAACGGAAACGAGTCGTTGATTACGAAAGCTGCGCGACAGATGCTCGGAGACAAGCAGATGAATGCGTTGAAGGAACATCTGAGAAATGATAAAGGAAGAGTTTCGGCTACGAAGATGATAGGAGAAATCACACAGATTATTGCCGGAAACAAAGAAGGAAAAAACTCCTGATCCTCGCCCACATGATAAATACTGATGAGGATGCGCTTATTTGTGATTTTGCAGAAACGTATCACATCTATGATTATAAATCCCTGCCGTGTAAGCTGGTTGGGATTTTGGCATGCGGGATGAGGAATGAATCAAGAATTATAATGAAATTATCTGGTTCTAGGATGACAACTGATCAGATGCTACTTGCGTCAGTAGTTGATAATACGAGAATGATCGCATGGCTACAGTCTGATTACGGAGCAAAAGGAATCAATAGACCAGAGTCTATTACGGAGCAACTGCTTGGAGAGACAGCTGAAAGCGCAACGATATCATTTGATTCGGGACAGGACTTTGACGATGAGTGGAGACGACTGACTGGAGGTGCGGATTAATGGCCACAGAGCTTGCAAAGGCGTATGTACAGATCATTCCATCTGCGAAAGGGATAACCGGAGGAATACAGAAAGCGATTGATCCGGAAGCGGCTCCGGCCGGCAATTCCTTTGGTGGGAAAATGGTCGGAATGATAAAAAAAGTAATTGCAACAGCTGCGATTGGAAAAGCATTATCTGCATCAATTTCAGAAGGAGCGGCATTACAGCAGAGCCTTGGCGGAATCGAAACATTATTTAAAGATAGTGCGGACAAAGTAAAACAGAATGCTGCAAATGCATATCGAACGGCAGGAATGAGCGCCAATGAATACATGGAATTGACAACTAGTTTTTCCGCCTCGTTATTACAAAGCCTTGGAAATGATACTGCGAAGGCTGCGGATGTTGCGGATATGGCCATGACGGATATGTCAGATAATGCAAACAAGATGGGGACCAACATGGAAGACATTAAGAATGCTTATCAAGGGTTTGCCAAACAAAACTACACCATGTTAGATAACTTAAAACTTGGATACGGCGGTACGAAAGAGGAGATGCAGCGTTTATTATCGGATGCGCAAAAAATAACCGGAGTAAAATACGATATTAATAACCTGTCCGATGTGTATAGCGCGATTCATGTAATACAGGGAGAACTGGATATCACGGGGACGACAGCGAAAGAAGCATCCAGCACAATTTCTGGTTCGTTTCAATCAATGAAAGCGGCGTTCAAAAATGTAATGGGAGAAATAGCATTAGGAATGGATGCAGGTCCTGCGATTAGAGCGTTAGCAAGTACGCTCGTAACGTTTCTGGTAGGAAATCTTTTGCCTACAATATGGAATATATTATCATCTCTTCCAGGAGCACTGGTTGCATTTGTACAAGCACTTGGACCAGAATTATCGGGGGCGATTTCAAGCATTATTCCGCAGATAACATCTGGCATAACAAATGGCATACCTCAGATGATAACAGCAGGAAGTCAGATTATCACTCAAATATGCGCGGGAATACAGACGCAGCTCCCTATAATTTTGCAAAATGGAGTGGAAATCGTTTCAAATATCGTGAATGGCATACTGCAAAACATCCCTGGATTAATATCTACAGCAGGAAGTATGATATCAACACTCATTAGCACGATATCTTCTGCACTTCCACAGATTTTAAGTGCAGGTGCGCAGATACTCCTAAATATCGTTCACGGAATCATCAACAATATACCACAAATTGTTTCAGCTGCTGCGAATGTGATTGCAAGATTAGTATCTTCTATAGGTCAAAACCTTCCGCAGATTCTTCAGTCCGGAATCGAGATTATAGGAAAATTAGCAGCGGGATTGATTAGAGCCATACCTACACTTGTAGGAAAAATACCGGAAATCATAAAGTCAATACAGAATGCATTTTCGAATGTTGACTGGGGAAACATCGGGATAAATATTATAAGTGGAATTGCAAATGGACTCAGGAACGCAGCAAGTCAATTGTGGGATGCAGTAAAAGGAGTCCTTGGAAGTTTTAAAGACAATGTGCTTTCGTTCTTCGGAATTCATTCGCCGTCCAGATGGGGAATCTACGTTGGAAAAATGATAGACGCTGGGTTTGCGAAAGGCGTAGCTGGTAACCTTGCAATGGTTACTAATGCAACGAATGAGCTTCGGAAAATTGCGACTACTCCGTTCGAGTCTGGTGCGATGTCTTATTCCGTTAACGCGAGCAGAGAGAAAAACGGTAACGAGACAATCGGAAGATTGGATACTCTAATTTCGATTATGCGAGTGCTTGCTACAAGAGGAAAAGAAATCCACGTTTCGATTGGAGAGCGAGAATTTATTAGATTATTAAGAGATATGGGGGTTGTATTCGCATGATAGAGATTAAGTACAATTGTTCGAACGGAAAAGAATATAGCCTTGTGGGAGACCGGATGCGTGCGACGTCCGGATACTTCCACGAATATGAATGGAAGCCGAACGAAGCGGATATGCGAATTGGCTCAGACGTGTATGGGTTCGACAAAGAGCCTGTAACATACAAGTTAACATTAACGCTTCGTGGAGACCTTGCAGAACAGAAGAAACTGCTAAACGAACTAACGAACTGTTTCGAGTATGATATTGCAAATAATACACCTGGAAAGATTATTTTCGGAACGTATTATATAGAGTGCTATATTAAGCAGATGTCGAACAAGGTTAATTCGGACAGGAACAATCGGACAGATTGTGAGATTGGGATCTACTGTCCTTATCCGATGTGGGCGGAGGAGCAAACAAAAAGCTTCTATAAAGATTCTGCGAACAAAGGAGAAACCTATGGGTACTTAGATTATCCGTTCGACTATACATTCGATTATTCGAAACAAAGTTCCGGTATAGAGCATTGGACTATCAACCATTATCGGAGCAACAATTTTAAAATGATAATCTATGGTGCTTGCGTGAATCCTCGAATTGTAATTAACGGACAAGTGCACCAGATTTTCGATACGCTGGAAGCGAACGAGTACATTACAGTCGACAGCAGGATGAAGACCATCTATAAGCAACTCGCCAATGGAACAGAGCAGAATATTTTCTACAAAAAGGGAACAAAAAGTTCTGTATTTGCGGAAATTCCATCCGGAGACTTGCTTGTTAACTGGAGTGGAGATTTCGGGTTCGACATTACCGTCTATAAAGAGAGGAGCGTGCCGGAATGGAACTAATTCGTACCGACAAATACGGAAGAGAACTTGGATATGTCCTAAAAGCAAATATCGATTTTGAGGTTGGAGAGGATGAACAGGACAGTATTAACGATTTCGAAGTTGAATTTAAACGGCGGTATTGGGATGGCTCTATCGAAGACGGTTCGAGAATGTACTCTCCAGATACAGAATATGGTGGAATCGTTAAGGAGATTTCCACGGATACGAAGGCAGATGTAATCCGTGCGAAAGGGTATACTTGGCGTGGAATGATGACAAAGAAGATTATCCAACCTGTGAATAATGCGGACTATGCAACTGCGACGGGAGAACTTAACGCTATAATCAAGCGAATGGTAGAAAAAGCGTTTCCTGGTCTCTTCTACGGAGTCGAGGCGGACACGGGCGTTAGCGTTACTAACTACCAGTTCGACCGATATTGCACGTTGCATTCCGGTTTAAACAAGATGCTTAAATCTGTCGGCTATCGTCTGGATATCCGGTATCTGCAAGGTGAGGTTGGCCTTGCCGGATATGTGCAAGTAGGAGCAGTCCCAATCCAAGATTTTTCTAAAGACTACGAATTTACCAATGACAACAACATGGTTTTTACAACAGACGACAACAAGCGAGGTGTGAACCACCTTATCTGCTTGGGGAAAGGGGAATTAAAAGACAGACTTGTAATCCATCTGTACACCGACCAGAACGGGAATATTAGCCAGACGCAATTTTTTAAAGGGAATGACGAGATCGCGGAAGTCTATGATAGTAGCGGTTCGGAACATGATGATTTGCTGGAAAATGGGACGAAAAAACTCGAAACTCTAAAGAGCCGAATGTCCTACAACATGACAATGGAGAAATTGGAAGGAACGCTTGATCTTGGAGATATTGTTGGTGGAAAAGATTACTTAACAGGCATTAGGGTAACAAAGCAAGTTGGTCGAAAAATCTGGACTGTCGCAGAAGGAAAAGAAAAAATCGAATACAAATTGGGAGGAGAAGCATAATGGAAATAATAACAGGGTACGTAGGAAAACCACACGTCACAGCAGAGCAGGACAGAGATATCAATCAGGGCATTATCGGATCCGGTTCGTATGTACTACAGACCGGAATGGGGATGGCGGCAGAAGTATCTTCTAACAATGAAGTGAAAATCAGGGACGGCGTCATAATTCATCAGGGATGTGCAGCGTCAATAAAGAAAAATGCATATGACCAGCTGACGATTATGAATGGATCACAGGGTATGAAAAGAATCGACCTGATTGTCGCTAGGTACGAAAGAAACAATGACACGCGCGTAGAGTCTATGAAACTAATTGTACTACAGGGAACGCCAGATGAATCAAGCCCCACTGTCCCTAAATACGCAACTGGAGATATACAGGCAGGAGATATAGTTGCGGATATGCCGATGTATCAAGTCATAATAGATGGATTGAACATAACTGAAGTAAAAAAGGTGTTTGAAACAGCGCCAGATATAAGCACGATGAAGAAAGAGATTAGTGAGCTAAGTAGTAAAACCATTAAGTATGAAATTGTACCTATAGTTTCCGGTCTGTCAGTGGGAGCGAATACAATGTTGAGACAAGGAGTTATTTCGGAAGCTGATT